CAATGATTAAATGTCTGAAACAAAAGTAGTTACTGGTGCAGGTCATTTTGATGTTATGTATTTTGGAATGGACAGCAGAATTGCTGAGGATATCTATAAACCATATTCTGAATTTGGAGTAAAAGCACATTATGAAGCTTTGAAAGAAGCTATTCAGAAACTTCCTAGCGATAAAATTCCATCATATATTATTGTAGTTGATAGAGCTACTCTTAAGCCTAAGGTATTTGTTAATCAAAAAGAAGTTAGACTTAGACCTGGTGAACTTGAACAGAAAATGGAAAAATATAAGAAATACTTTAAAGATAAAACTTATGATGATGCAGTTAGAGTTATTAAATCAGAAAATACTTCTAACTTTTATACAGAACGACCCCTTACAGAACGATGACACAATTACTATTTGATTTTATGCCATGTAAGACTGAGAAAGAGCTGTTGATTATCCAATCTATTTGGAATAAGCTGTGTGAATATGATAAGGTTCATTTAGATGATGATACTTGGTTTAGAAAGAATTGGGTAAATGAGGATATTAGAAGGAGATACTTATATTGATAACCAGAGATGACGTTATTGATGAATGGGTATATTGTAATTATGATTCAGATAATGAATCTTCTATAACTACTAGAGATCATCTCCCAAAAGAATTGATACAAGATATTGTGGATTATGCTAATAGATTTCTTGAGAATCCTAAAAATCTTGATCAAACTGAACTGGATAATTTTTTTAAATTATCTGATCAACGTAAAAAAGAAGTTAGTATCTATAAAGCTTTTGAAGAATGTATAGCTGCATATATACATGATTTGGGATTAATTCTGGATTCTGCTTATGACAATATGTCTATCATTTTAAAAGGCAGGGAATGTGAATGCAAGTAACACAAGGTAATGTATTGTCACACTATAGAAAATTTAATCAGATTGCCCAGGTAACCTCTACTAAACTCCAAGGACCAGTTATTAGAGCTATGACTGCTAAAGGAAATGAATATCTTCAGAATCCAGAAACACTTCCAAATATGCCTGAAGATAAAAAGTACTTACCTAAGCAAATTAAAGAGATTTGTATTCTTAGAGCTATTCAGGAAAATGTTCCTAAAGATCCTACTCTTAGAAAAAGACTTGAAGCTAGAATTCAGTATATTCTAGAGAATCATACTGAAGAGCAGATTATTGAGCAGAAAAAGAAAGATGGTACTTTTAATAAACCTATAGAACCTATTGTAGAAGGCCCTATTGATAAAGAATTTTTTATTAAAGTTTATAAAAGCCTTATTGATCCAGTTACTAAAATTAAATCTAAAAAGTTTAATGAGAATACACTGATTAAATTTGTTAGTAGATCAAATAAATATTTCCACGAAATAACTTCTCATCAATATGATGATGAAATAATTCAAAAAGCTTGTGCAGTATTAACTGAAGTTAGTAGAGATATTAAAGATCAAAAAGCTGTTGATAGAGCTATTGACCTTTTGGAAGGTCATTATGATGATGGGATGGCTGATGTTTTTTCACAAATGAGCAGAGGTGATAATGATGATTTCTAAAAAAGATGTTCTTAATGAATATGCTAAGTTTGATGATAATGCACTTCAAAAACATACAGATCTTAATAAGAAAACTGTAGAAAGTATTGCTGAACTGGCTACTAAATTATATGAATCTGATATTGGAAAAGATTTTGAAGAAGATGTTTGTATTGATTGTATGAATGATTCACAAAGAAAACAATATTATATCCTAGAATCAATTGTAAGACATTTTAATGATGATGACCCATATTTGTGCTCTTTTATTGAAGATAAACAAGAACGCATTAAAGATGAAGTTTATTTTAGATCAGATAAGTTTTTGCTAGAAACTGATGAATTTGATGATAGTTATGGTGATTACCTAGGTAATGACTTTAAATATGATATCAGAAGGGATGATGACGATTATGAATGTAACTTTGATTAGTAATACTGAGGATCCTGAATTTGTAATTACTTTAGCTGCTGCCACATGTTATTCAGATTTGACTCTTGACAAATTGAAAGAGAAGTGTTTAAATAAAGAGTATCAAGACAAGATGGTAAAAATGCTTCTGGAAAATGGTCATGAATCTCCACTTGAACATGCTAATTTTACCTTTTTTATTGAAGGTATTAGTAGAAGTGTTAGCCATCAGCTTGTTCGTCATAGGATTGCTTCTTATTCTCAGAGAAGTCAAAGATATACTACGATGCGACCTGAAGAGTTTACTATCCCAGAATCAATTAAAAATAATCCTCATGCACAGGCTTTGTTTGAACAGCATCTTAAGGATACATTTGATTTGTATAATGCATATATTGAAGATGGAATTCCTAAAGAAGATGCTAGAGAGATTCTTCCTAATGCTACTCAGACTTCTTTGGTTATGACTATGAATCTAAGAGAGCTTAGGCACTTTATGGAATTGCGAATGTGTATGAGAGCTCAAAGTGGTATTAGAGAATTGGCTGATAGGATCTATATTATCTTCCAGAATCAGTTTCCTTTGTTGATTATTGGTTGTGGTCCTAAGTGCTGGTTTGGAAAATGCACTGAAAAGCATAGGACTAAGGATTGCCCTAAGGAGAAAATTTAATAATTAGATATATTATAAACTAGAGTTTATAAATGAAAAGAGGGTATATGCTGTGGCTCAGTTAGAATATTGTTTGATAGACGGTAGCATTAAGAATATTTCTGAAGTAGTGTCTGGGTTGCATAATTATATCTGCCCTATATGCGGGGAGCCTTTAGTAGCTAAAAAAGGTAATATTGTTGGTCATCATTTTTCACATTTACCGAATAGTAAATGTCCAGCTTCAGTTTATGTTCATGGAGAGACTAATTTACATTTAGGCATGAAAAAGATTATTATGGAAACAGGCCTATGTAGGATGCCTGAATTAGATATTGATTGGAATGGTAATATTATAAATCCTAATACGCTTAGTATGGGCACATCATATATTAGGATTAAAGAATCAAATTTTTATAAATTTAATAAGGGTTATCTTGAAAAAAATTTAAATTGTGCTAATGGGAAATATATTAGACCCGATTTGACATGCTATGATGTTAGTTATGAGGAAATGTTTGGATTTAATAGCTCTCCATGTAGCGTGTATCTTGAAGTAACAGTAACCCATGGAGTAGATGATGTAAAACTAGATTTAATTAAATCTATAGATACTAATAATTTTTATGTTGTAGAGTATGACTTATCTAAAGTAAATAGAGAATCTACATATGACGAATTAAAACAGGCATACTTAAGCGGCAGTATTCCATGCAATTGGATTCATAGAAGTGGTGAGAGCGACCTAGTTTGTGATAGATCTTATGAATACGCTTTTCGAGTTACAAACGGAGTTAAATGGTATGTAGATAGGTTTTATGACAATCTAACTGATGAGGGATTAGATGCTTTAAAAGAGACTGACATTATAGAATATATGGAACAAAAGAAGTTTAAGAATATATTAGAAAATAAAAATTTTAATGGATTAGATCTAACAAGACAGTGGACATTTTTTAGAAACGAATTTCCAAGGTCGATTGTTACATCAAACGTTAATTTTTGCCCACAATTTCAGGACTACCATATAAGGAAAAAGGCACCAGTGATGATTCAGTGCTTATCGTGTAAGCACTGTAAGAGAGCAACTTATTTTAATAGTAATAGCTATCCTAAATTTATTATCTTATGTGAAGATAAGACAGCTCGTAATGGATATAAGGTTTTTAATAAAGCCTCTTGATAAATGTTTTATATAGTATAGTTATGTTATAACAAAAGACAATTGAGGGGGAAACCAAGGCAATGCAACTTACTGCTAGTTTTAACTTTTATAGAAGACCTGGAAATGAAGAAGTATATGATTGGCTTGTAGAAGCATGTACTGTTGCTAAGAATTTGTATAATCAGACACTGTACTATGCTTATGAGTTTAAAGAAGCTTATGACCCGGTTAGAGAACAATATAAAAAAGAAACTGGTAAGTCTTTTCCTTGGTTTCCAGACGAATACGTTGGTTTTGAAAAACCTGTCGATGATTTTTTTAAAGTAATGAGTTTGAGGAGATATGCCAGTGAACAAGATGAGAACGGTGAGTATTATACTAAAAATCTTGAGGGTAAAAGTAATTGGGAACTACTTAAAAATCTTGTAGGTAGAGATGCAACTACAGAGGTAATTAGAACATTACTATCTAAAAATTTAAAATCATATGGAAGATCCCTTGGGGATTGGAGTAGGCACCCGGAAAAATATAAAGGAATGCCAAGAAAGCCCGGTTTTTATAAAAAAGGAGATCTGTGCCCATTATACTTTTCTGGTACTTCTATTAAAATTAACTCAAAAACTAGAAGTCTTGTGTTTCCTAAGCCGAGGGGAACGGATGGATATAATAAAAGCATTTATATCCCACTTCAAAAATTGCCACATAATTCGGAGTATGTAAAAGGAAAAAGAATTGACCAAGTTAGGATAATTCCTAAAAAAGGATATTTTAAGATTGAAATAATTTATACGTATAATGAATCGGTTCCTAAACTTGATAATAAACGATATCTTAGTATTGATTTGGGTATTAGAAATTTTTGTACTATAATTACTAGTGATGATAAACTTAATCCAGTTATCCTTGATGGTAATGCTTTGAAATCTAAAATTAGATTTTATCATTTAATGGTAGATAAACTTAAACATAAGATTGAAGTTATTACTGATGAAAATGGGAAGAAAAGACCTAAGCAGTATACTACTAAGAGAATTGAAGCAATGACAAAGAATCATATTAATCGTATAAATTATATCGTTGATGCATATACTAAGTATATTGTTAGATATTGCCTCCATTATAATATTTGTAGAGTTATTTGCGGTTGGAATAAAGATATGAAGCAGAAGATCAATACTGGGCATAAAAATAATCAAATTATTGTTAACTTTCCTTTTAAAAAACTACTTGACAAACTCGAATATAAGTGTAAAATGAGGGGCATAAGCTTCGAGATTGTTGAAGAGTCTTATACTAGTAAAACAGATCATCTTAGAAATGCTCCCTTGGCTACTAAAGAAGACCCTGAAACTAGAGATGAGGCTAACTTTGGTAAAAGAATTCACAGAGGATTGTTTTCTTCTGGGGTTGGAAAGTTGGTGAATGCTGATGTAAATGGCGCTATGGGTATTATGAGAAAAGCAATTCCAGATTTTAGTTGGGTTGGATACCATCCATTTCATCCAGTTAGGATGAGAGTTAAAGACGTAATTGAAGGTCTAAAGTATTCTAAATTCCCTAAATAAACAGGGGATGTATTTGGGTAAGTTTGGCAAACCCATTTAAATAAGATCATCAGAATCAGCGATGTGAATTTAAATAAAGTTAATGAAAATTAACTGCCTCCGGATTTATTCGGATACGATACTTTTTATTTGTTTTTACGTATGGAAAATGCTGTTTTTTACAACTGAATATTGAATAAACTCAGTATTTGTAAGAGTTTGCGTATAGGATACTATACGGTACTTACAAATAAGGGTATCGTATAACAAAAGAAGATACAACAGACGATAAAAAAGAACTATACGGTACTTACAAATAAGGGTATCGTATAACATGATATTAAAGAGTATGCTGATTTGGGTGACTATACGGTACTTACAAATAAGGGTATCGTATAACTCTAACTATTACTGCTATTACCTCATCATCACTATACGGTACTTACAAATAAGGGTATCGTATAACGCTATCTTCTTCCTGCATGGTCCATCACATACTATACGGTACTTACAAATAAGGGTATCGTATAACAGTGATGTAAAAATGAAATTTAATGATGTTACTATACGGTACTTACAAATAAGGGTATCGTATAACAGACATTTTAAACATGAGTATTTTAGCACTATACGACACTTACAAATAAAGAGTATCGTATAACTTGACGTGCTCTTTCAGTTCTGGTATACTCACTATACGTTACTTATAAATAAGGGTATCGTATAACTATGAGCTTTTGGAGTAGTGGAATTGTTTTACCATGTGGACTTACAAATAAGAATATCGTATAATTGATACCTGATTAGTATTGTATTGCCCATACTATACAGGACCTACAAATAAGAATATTGTGTAATTATTGACAAAGTATGCCGAGTCTGATAGAATCATTATATGGGTGGTGAAGGAAAATGAAGATAGAGAGTGTTAAATCAATAGAAGTGATTACTCCAGAAGAACCTATTGATGTATATGATATTGAAATGCCAGATGATGATCATTGTTTTTTTGCAAATGACATATTAGTTCATAATACAGATTCAATTTTTACTAAATATGGCGATGCATTGAAAGCAATTTATGGAAAAGATTATGATGAAATTTCTGACAAGGAAAAGATAGATAAAGTTATTGAATTGAATGAATCTGTAGCACAGTATATTAATAATGTAATGATTCATGAACTTCTTAATATGCATAATACATCTCCTACAGAATCTTCGGCTAAAAAGTTTAACTTTAATTTTAAACAGGAACTTGTTATTAGAAGAGCTTTGTTTCTGGAAATCAAAAAGAAGTATGCTATTTGGTTAGTTTCCAAAGAAGGAAAGCCTTTGGATAAAATCAGTATTAGTGGTATAGAAGTTGTAAGATCTGATTATCCTCAATTTAGCAGAGATATGTTAAATGATTTTATTGAGCATATCCTTAAGAAAGGAATCAGTAAAGAAGAGCTTACCACTAAGATTGATGATTATAGAGGTAGATATGTTGAGCAGTTAAAAACAGGTACAGTTTATTGTGCTATTCCAAGTTCTTGGAATAAAGAAAACTATGCCCAAGATAGACTGCCAAGATCAGTTAAATCTATGTTGGTATATAATGCAATTTATGGAAGTACCTTTAGAGTAATGGATAGAGGCTATAGATTTGACTTGGAAGAAATTGATATAGGTCAATTTGATTCAGATACACAAAGACGCTTGACAGATTTAGTTCGATCTGGTACAATGGGTAAAGAAGGTAAGTTAGATTGTATTACTATTCCTACTAATGGTACATTAGATTTAACTAAGTTTAGAATTAATTATAATAAAATGCAAGAATTTGCAGTTGATGATCGTATTTCTAATTTTTGTGATATCTTTGGGATTAAAGTTGATGATCCTAATGATATAGGTTGGTAGTAAATAATCTTATAAAAAGGAGCGAAGTAGATTCAATTAGGTATGGGAAAAGAACTTAAGAAGTTTAAGCTGGATGAGGATTCTTGGGATTACACCAAAAAGAAAAAGGATAAGGGTTATCACAAGAATACGTCAAAACGAGCAGACCCTAATAAGGGCAAAAATAACAGACAAAGAAGGAGCAGAAACTATGATTGAGTATCGTATTAATAAGGACAAAGGTGTAGTGTGTGCATTTATGACAAATTGCAATCGTGATTTTGTTAATTTTGTTTATAATTGCACAGCAGTTCATAGGAATGGTGATTGTAATTTTGTTGCTGACCTTATCGATAAGAAACTCCTTGAAGAGTTTCCAGATAAGTTTTTTGCAGTAGCAAAGTGTAATCCAGAAACTAATGATACTTGGAATGAAGAGTTTGGTAAAGAAGTAGCTAAAGCAAAACTTCTTGCTAAGTATTATAGAGTTAGGGCTAGATTTATTGGAGAAATCTTCTCAGACATTAGTATGATGATGAATGATTTTAGAACTGGAATTCTTAGCAGACTTAATGAAGGTTTCTCAGTAGCTACAGAGAAGATGACTATCAATAATGAAATTGTTTATGCGGTGAATATGGGTTATGATCCAACTGACCCCGACAGTGATATTTCTCAGTATCTTGATGCTCAGGATTGGAATGATCTTGAAGCTGCTGATATTGAAATTGATGAAGACAATGGAACTGAAGAAGCTCCTTCTGAAGACAATAATTAATAATTGAAAGGAATTGATGTATAATGGCAGCTCAGTTTAATCAGGTTATTCTTTGTGGAAATCTTGGTGCAGATCCTTTTTATAAGGTTTATGAATCAGGTCGTTATTTCACCTCTTTTAGGCTCTTTGTGAATAGAAGCTATTACACTAAGGGTGAAAGTGGAGAGCTTGAACGTAAGGAAGCTACTGATGCACCTCTTGTTCAGTGCTGGGGCAAGAATGCTGAAAGAATGGCTAAATACCTTAAAAAGGGTAGAAATGTTATGATTATTGGCCATATTGAAACTCGAATGTGGGAAGATGAAAATAACCCTGAAAAGAAGAACACTATTACAGTGGTTATGGCAGATGATTTCAAATTCCTGGATTCCCCTAAGCGTGATAATCCTAGCACATCATATACTTCTGAGGATAAGCTGGAAGCACCTGTTGGTGATGTGATTAAGGATGTTGACCTTTAAGGCTTGACATAAAACATTCGAAGTGGTATACTTCTCATATAGAGAGGTGTACCACTTCTTTTTTATATAAGGAGGGTTAGTTTAAATGGATAGTATGTTAGTACAACTTAGGGAGATTTTGGATAAAGATAAGGAATTTATGGGTGAAGAGTTTCTTTCGGTATATTCCAGATTAGTTTTTGGTAAAAAGAATGATCCTCTAGTAATTAAATCTGCATCATATCTGTGTAAAGAATTTAAGACCTTTATTGATAAGGTAAAAAATAAGCAATCTCAGCAATATGTTGAATTTATTTCTTTGGATAAACTTCAACAGAAGATGCTTACCTACATCTCTAAATCATTTACACTAAATAATAAAGTAATTGATGGAGATATTGCTTTAGAGAAGTATAAGGCTTTTATTGATAATGATGTTGAACTATCTATTGAAGATAAAAATAAAGCGTTATCTATTGCTAAACAAGAAGAACTTATTCTTGATGTAGTTAATGAAATTCAAACAAGTTTTTCTAATAAGAAATGTATGTTCAATGCTTTGGGGCAAATTGAGCTATTGAAGAAATTTATTAATAATGGATATCTTGAATGTAATTCTTGGAATGAACTTGTTACTAAACTCCATACTATTTTAGGAAATGCTTTACTTGATGTTCAGTCTTACACTTATGATGCCGCTAATTCATTAGATTTGTCTACAGTAACTATTACAGACCTTATTACTAATAACAATGAAGTAACTAAGATTAGTACTGGTTATAAGATGTTTGATAAGATCCTTCAGGGTGGATTCCAGAATCAAAGAATTTATATGTTTGGTGGAATTTCAGGTGGAGGAAAATCTCTAGTACTAGTTAATTTTGCTTATAGAGCTAAGTTGTTTCTTGATGAAAAATATAAAGAGGATTCTAATAAGCATACAGTACTTTATGTATCTCTTGAAAATAGTACTAAAGAGACTGGTGATAGATTTGTATGTTGTGCTTTAGGTCAATCTATTGTTGAAATTGAGAACAACTTTAATAATAAAGTTCTTACTAAAGAAGAGTATGATTATCAGATTAAAGAAGTCTTTAATCCAGATAATACTAGAATTAATATTACTTATAGACCTGCTAAAAGTATTGATATCTATGATATCCAAACCATTATTACCGATATTGAAAGAAGTACTGGTACTAAAGTAGATATTCTGTTTGTAGATTATGCAGATAAAATGTCTGCTGTAAATGCTTCTAAATCAGATCAAGAATGGAGGGATTTAGGCTATATTGTAGATGAACTTAAATCCCTATCTATTAGCCTTAATATTCCTATTGTAACGGTTACTCAGCTTAACAGAGATACTTATAAGAATAAGGGTAAAGGTAATAGTTCTGAATTTAATATGAATGGTGGAAATATTGCTGGGTCAATTAGAAAAAGAGAAAATGTTGACTTTTTCGCTATCTTTAACTTTAAGTCTAAAGAAGAAACTGATCTGAGTGTTCAAGAAGAATTCTCTGAAGAAAAAATTGATAAAGACTTCTATGATGAACATGATCAGTTTAAGAACACTTTAGATACTATTGAACCTGTCTATTGTATTATTGATAAAAACAGAATGGGCCAGGATAATGTTAAATTCCCAGTATATATTGACTATCCTACTTACAGAATGCTGAACTATCCTAACGAAGTAGTTAACCCTAAAGTTATTAATAATGTAGATATCTCTGTGGATAAGTATGAAAATGTTAGTAAGTTTGAAGAAAGACTTGAAGATACTGATATTTAAACAATAGGAGGAGTAGATTATGAAAATTACTGCAACAGTTACTAGGTATTGTGGGTATAAAAGTATTGAAATTAGCCGCTGGAAAAGTGATGAATATGTTGTTGAATCAAATAATTTATATGATGTGGTTCCGTGGATTGCAGAAAAAATCTGTACTGAGTTTAGTATCGATTTAAATACTATGTATTGCAGACTTATGATAAATGTGCTGGACGATACTCATTTAAACGTTTATTCTGAAGAAAGCCACATCAATGTTTATGAAGATATTAAAAGTCAAATTGCAAATCTTATTAAAGCTCAATTGAATAATCGGGATAATTTACCTTGTACATTTATCCAAGATAAGTCTGTATTTATATTGAATATGTATGCAAAACTAAATAATGGTGGAAATGTTTTGATTACTGATGAATGGAGTAATGAGTATTTGCCATCAATACAGATTACTGTTCAAAACTAATTCAAGAGTAAGCAAAAAGAAACCCCTTCCAGTCAGGGTCTCTTTTCGCCTCTACGGAGACGCTACCAGCGCTCCCATCTGTGGCTCTTGGGATTGAACCACAGAAGGACGCGACCGGTTTCGTCCTCGATCCATCGGCCCTGCAATTTTCTGCTGGGCTTCTGAGCGAGAACGACGCGCACCTCCAGCTCCGCTTCGGCGGGGTTGGATGTGCGAACGTCCCAGTAGAAGCTTTCGTCTTCACGGTCGATGACCGCGATGACGATAAACTTCACTTCGTTCATTCTTTCACCTCCTTGGTGAATAATCCAGACTACACCCTTTCCTCCTTTCAGTCTGGACCCCTAAGATTAAATAGTTTGGAAAGTCGCCCTTAGGGTGCTGTGAATATCTTTCCAACGCTGCTTTGCCCATGCTGGTAGGCACACTTGCAGCTAGTGCTTTCGGTCCCTGAGTTACGTGTTACGTTGGACCTAGACTCTCTGCTTTAGGTAAGAGAGACTTTCACCTTACTCAACTTTACGGCTTGAGTTTACCGTAATACGCTGCCCCTAAAACTGAAACAGCGCTAATATAATATACATATAAAAATATGTTAATAAAACTAGGGGACTATCAATAGTCCCCTAGTTTTATTTAGGATAGCAGCAAAGGCCGTTACATCCAATGTGCTTCCCAGCGCTATCTCTGAT